CAACATCTCTAAAGCTTCTACAGGTCTTGTTCTAAATGCGTTGGCAAACTCATTAGCACTTACACCCGCAGCACTAGCGAATTTTTGTAAACTATCTCCACCACTTGCAACGGCGTTTTGCATTTTATTCATTACTTGAGTCATTGCACTACCCCCCGCCTCAGCTTCGATACCAACTGTACTTAAAGCGGCTGCTAGTCCTAACACATCAGCCTCAGCCATGTTAGTTTGTTTACCCATACCAGATAGACGTTGTGCCATTTCCACAATAGCTCTTTCGTTCGTTGCAAAGTTATTTCCTAGTTCAACTATTGAAGACCCTAGATTTCTAATGTTACCTTGACTAGTTCCCATAACAGCCATGAATTGAGCTAAACTCGTTGCTCCTTCTTCAGCTGCTAAGTTAGTAGTTGCTCCTAAGTCAGCTATTGTTTTTGTGAAATCAACAATGTTTTCAGCTTTAATTCCTAACTGTCCTGCAACTTCCCCAATTCGTGAAAGTTCATTAGCACTTACTGGAATCTGTGTTGACAAGTCTAAGAAACTTTGTCTAATAGCGTCTAATTGCTGTGGTGTTCCGTTAACAGTTTTAACTACACCTGCGAACGCACTTTCAAAATCTATAGCAGCCTTACCAGCTAGAAACATTCCTGTTGTAAGTCCACCTGTTATCTTAGAAAAGCCGTCCCCAAAGTTCGCCATTTTTTGTCCGAACGCTTGCACACGTCCTCCAACATCATTAAAGCGTTGAGCCACGTCAGCCAATCGACCTCCGTTATTTCTAAACGCTGTGTGTGTTTGTTGCATTGCGTCTCTAAGTTTATAAAACCCTGTCTCTGCGTTTGCTATTTTAGTTGGTAAGCTCTGTAGTTCTCTTTGTTGACTACTAAACGTTCCGTTAAGAGATTTGATTTGTGTCTCTAATCCCTTAATCTCTTGTTGTGTTGCTTTATACGATTTTGACGTGTTAGCTACAACATCTTTATATTTTAAAGCCGCTGCACTCGTCTTACCGTAAGTGTCTTGTAAATGTTTTAAATGTTCCTTTTGACTTTGTAACAACGTTCCTGTCGTTTTTAAAGTCGCTTGTTTTTGTTTTAATGAGCTAGATAATTTATCTATCTCTTTTGGCAGTTGAACGGTTGATTTTTTTAAGTCATCATAACGAGCTTTTAACAAGTTAACATTACTTGCTGATTGTTTCATCTGAGAACTCAATCCACTCATTTTAGCTTTGTATACGTCGTAAGCTTTACCGCCACTACCTAACGAAGCGATATTACGTCTCGCTTCAGCTTGTAATTGTCTCAAGGCGTTTTCACCCTGTTTTAACGCAGAAGTAAAACTGCCTACTCCTTCGGCTGTCAATATGACACCGACTTTATCCATATATCCCGACAAATTTTTACCTCCTATAACAATTTACTAAAGTTCATTGTTTTTACTTCTTCCTGTTGAGTTTCTTCATGATTGAAATTCTCTTCTATATATCTGTTTATCATAAACACAATATATTCTAAGCTGTAATCATACATGAACTCACTCTTAGTCATGTTAAACCAAGTTCGACATCTGTAAAATAAATCGTCCCAGTCTATTTCTTGCGGTTTTTCGCTTTTTGTTTTTTCGGTTTTCTCGCTGGGTGTTCGTAAATATTCACTTGGTCGTCTACCGGTTTTTCTAAAATATGCTTTCCCTCTTCACTATCATCAGTTATCCCCAACATTTCTAATAATGTTGCTGTTTGATCCCCGTACATAGCTTCTTGGTATTTCAAAATAAATAACTCTAATTCAGTATCATTTACGTTTTCTAGTACTTCTTCTATTGTAGTTTTATATCCATTTGCTTTTAAAATTGAAACTAAAAATTTTGCTGTAGCTACATTTTTTTCTTTTAAATACACGTCATTCCATTCACCCTGCTTTATTCCAAAGTCAGCCTCTAAATGTAACCACACAGCCAGGTTTGATTTTAATTCAATTTCATTTCCTAAAATATCTGTTTTAAATGTTTTTACTGTTTTTGTAAATATACTCATTCATGTCCTCCAAAAAAATAAAGAGCTAACAAATGTCAGCTCTTATAAATTATCCTGCTACAACTACTGTCTCATCAGTTGTTCCCGATTTAAGACATTGTTTAAGGGTTTCTGCATCATAGAAACCTTGTAATAATAATTTCTCACGATCATATTTATCAGTCTCACGTAAATCGATTTTACTGAATACTGATTTATCTTTACTTCCTACAACTGGATAAGCTTTGATTGTAACTTGTGTGATGTTTTCTTTCTTCTCATCAGTTTCAGTTTCTGCGTTAAAGTCTGGGTTTTCAATTTGACACACAGGGAAGTTGTAAATTATTTCTTTACCGTCTTCATCTGTAACAGGGAACGCCCAACGGAATTGTTTGTAACGAGGTGAGTCACCTTGTACATATACTCCTGTAGCTAATTTTTTCATACCTGACATCTCTTCTAAGAATCCGTCCGGGAAGAATCCGATATCAACTGTCATTTCAACACTAGCGAATTTTACAATATCACGTGCTTTAATGTTTGATAGATATACTGTTTTTTCTTTAATTTGTCCTTTAAATGCTACTTTATCAATTGCAAACACTTCGTATGTTTTCTCATCATAAGTTAAACCTTGTGAGCTTGTTGCCTCTGTTTTAACTTTTTGTAAATAACCTGCTCCAATTCCTGTTAATAGAGCCTTGCTAACTGCTTCTTTTGTTACTGCCATTTTTGGTCCTCCTAAATTTAATCTAGTAATGCGTCTTTTACTTTTCTCGCAAATGGATCTTTATGTTTCTGCGCTGCTGGTCTAACGTGTGGGTTAGGTGGTTTATAAACACGACCTTTTCCGTATTTACGCTTACGTCGTTTACCTTTCCCACGTCCTTTATGACGTGAAAATCCTGCGTGCCACCCTATCTCGTGGAAATATAAGTGTAGGTTAGGTCTACCCGCCCAACCTATCTGACTTTCCATGTTTCCGTGACTAGCTACAATACCAGCCACACCAGCACCCGTTTTTACTAGCCCTTTTCCGGCTGCTATTCCTTTTGCGTCGTCTTTTATTGCCTCAGCTTCTTCAACTATAACGCCGTTTACTTTGCCTGTATTACTCGCTATTTTCTCTAGTCTTGCTATTGCCTGTTCAAAACCGAACGTCTCCATTAAGAATATATCTCCAAATAATACATAAATTGTGTTTCCTTAGTATCTTCATCAACATCAATTATTTCGTGCCATTCACCCGTGTTGAGTGTGGTGCCTTCTAGTGCTGCTTGAATACTGTTTAACACATCTGAACTATCTAAGTCATGAGGCTTAACGTCAAATAGATTTAATTGAAAAGTGTTATGTTTTATGAATTTTTTGTTTGAACTGCGTTTTGACGTTGAGGCCACATGAAAATAAATTAGCTTAGGGAACTCCTCATTGTCGCTGAGTCCGTAAGCTAACGGGATATTCAGATTTAACTTTGTTATAGTCTCGAATATTAATTCTTTTGTACTCATTATTTAACCACCTCCACAAGTGATATTTCTGTTTCGTTTTTCACATGGTTGTGGTAGATCCTAGCAATCGTATATTTCTTATCATTAATTATCACAAATAGTTTACTCAACAAATAGTCATTAATGTTAGTAAATAATCTGATTGCTATTCTCGTTGTTACTTCTGTGTCAACTTGCATTGACTGGTATTTTTCGTTAGCTGTCACACCTAAGTAACGAAACCAAAACTTACGTATCTCTTTTTCTTCGTGTTCAGCTAACTTAGTGTTAAATTTATCTTTTTTATGCTTATTCTCTACAAATTTAGCTATTCCGTCATTATAAGATTGGTTGATCCTGTATTGTCTCATCTGGTGTTACTTCTTCAATATATTCGTAGTCATAAGCTGATAAATTTTTTCTCATCTCTTCGTATCTTTCTTCTGAGACTTCAACGACGTCTCCTTCTCCATACAGGTGAGATGTGTGAATGTCTTGAAATTCTTTTAAAACTTTAATCTTCATTCGACAACCTCTCTTTCTCTAATTTAATTAACAGACTTGATATTTCTCCTAAAAAATTAATGTCAAAATATTCTAGCTTGTCGTTATACTCGTATCTCGCTCTCTCAAACACTAATGATTTACCTTGCTCGTCATTATTAATATCAAAGTAACCGCATTTTTCACACAACACAGAATAAGAAAAAGACAACAACCTTTTTAGATTATCGTCTTCGTCATCATGTAATATATGTAGTTTATCTTTGAATTGCTGTAATAACGCTGTTGAAACATCAATCATAGACCTATGCTCCAGCTACTAGTGTTAAGTCTTTTCCAAACTCTAATTTAACAACAGCTTCTTTATCAACCGCCTTAACGTCAAAGCGAGTGATTAAACGAGTGTCGTAAGAGTTACGTGTGAATGATTTTCCTCCAACATCAGTTGATTTGATTTCTAATTCATTTAACTCGTAAACACGTACAGCTTCTTTAAGGTCTCCTACGTATAGTGGGAATTTGTTAGCCGCTTCGTTTGGTAAATGAGTATTTGGTAATACGATTACTTCTTTACCAAATAATGTACGTTTTGTTGGGTCAGTTACCACAGGTTGTAGTAAGTAGTTTCCGTTTTTGTCTTTTAAGCTATCTAATATGTTAAATCCGTCTTGGTTAGTTAATACTTTTGTATTATCTAAGAAGATAGGATCTAATGTCACGTTGAATGCTTCTTTGATTTCGTCAACTTTAGTAATAGTTTTTTTAGTTAAAGTTTTTAATACTGCGATAATTTCTTTGTTCTCAGTAACAACTTGTTTTTTCATAAACCATTTACCTAAGTAAGCAAGTAAGTTCTCTGGTGAATCTTGTAGTAAGAAACGTGATACTGGTAAGATTCCTCCGAAATCTTTAACTTTATAAGTGATTCTTTCGAACACTTCTGCGTTCATTTCTTGGATTTCTCCTAGTTCAGTAATGTTAGTAAGTCCAGTTAATTGACTTGTTTTTTCATACACTTCACTTCCAGAAGGTACTACAACAGAGCGTACGTCTACATGGTCTTTTAAAGACACGAATGAACGTCTATACTCGTTAATTGCAGTTTTAACGTCTTCAGGAACTAAGTAACCACCGTTTTCTCCTTCAGACTCTTTTAATGGTCCTGCTGCATTAACAATTCCAGATTTGATATAGTTTTGAACTGCTACAAGTCCTGTTTCTTCTTTTTTCTCTTCAGCTAAGTCAACTACTTTGTCATCATTTTTATATGAGATTAAGTTTTGAATTGTTTCAATCTCTTTAGTATATCCTTTAATTTCTTCCATTAATTCGTTTGCTACTTCCATTTCTTTGTTGTTGATTGCATTTTCAGCAGCTGTAACTTTTTCAGCCTTTAATTGCATTAATTCTCTTAATTTTTTATTTGTATTCATTAGATTGCCTCCAAAAATTCTAAATATTGTTTTGCTCGTTCTGATTGATATTCGTAATTTTCTTTTATCAATTCCTTAGGAGCGTTTTTAAATTTATGTGCTTGTTCTTTAGTTAAGCACGCTGCCATTTTTACCGGCTCTGAGATTTCGTCGCACAGTCCTAAGTTGAAACACTCTTCAGCATTTAACCAAGACTCTTTATCCATTAAATCTCTAATTGTTTTTTCGTCTGTCTTATCTTTAGCTTTAGATAAGTAAGTATTAACGATTGTGTCATTGATATGGTCTAAATCATCAGCCATTTTTCGTAAGTCACCAGCATTTCCATATAGTCCAGTCCATGCGTTATGAATCATCATCATTGCATTTTTTGGCATAATTACTTTATCGGCTGCCATTGCTATTACTGTTGCAATCGAAGCGGCTAAACCGTCAATATATGCTGTCACATATCCTTTATGGTTTTTTAATAAAGTGTGAATCGCTTGACCGTCAAACACATCTCCACCGTTTGAGTTAATGTGTAGGTCAATGTTTTTCACATCTCCTATGCTTTTTAACTCTTCAGCAAAGAGTTGAGCTGTTGACTTATCTTCCCAGATGTCATATCCGATATCTGAGTAAATGAATATCTCGACTTTATCGTCGTTTAAAGCTTTAATCTTCCACTTCTTCACTACTTTTTACACCTGCCTTCCACAGTTGATATTCTTTAATTGTGTCTACTGGAGCATAATTTAACGACATGAATCGCATTTCTCCATACTCGTTATCTATCGTTGACATATCCTCTGAACGTAATATGTCGTTGATTGTGTAAACTCCGACATGTTGCATTTTCTCGTAAAACTCTGCTCGTGATTTTTGGTCGGCTCTTAGCTCAGCTTCCATATTAAATTTAAAATAAAAGCCTCGTTTTTTATCAAGATCCGTTAATATCTTAGAGTTTAGTTCCGACTCAATATTTGTTACATACGGCAACATTACGTTTTTCACATAATCCATTGACTGAGTTAGTGCGTTAGAGTGAGTTAAACCGCTGTAGTCTCCGTATTTATATGGCGGCACTTTGAATATACTAGCAATCTCAGCCTTGTTATATTTCATAGTCTCTATG